GTGCATTGGGATTTCAAAAGGTGCAATAACATGAAGGTTTCTATCAAACTCTGTGAAGGCCGCACCTTCTGCAACCTCCCAATCACCTTCTAGTAGCTGTCTGCGTTGCGTAGGTGGCAACGCCTTCAGCATTTGTTCGTATCGACCATCATTGGCTAAGTATGGATTATCGTCCAACCTAGCCGGTATAAACTTTCTTGTTAATCCGTCTGCGCCCTTAAAACTTTCGTAGGGCGGTGAAGGATCAATATATCTTTTCTTTACCCAATGCGCTCCAACACCACCGGGGTTAGCGGTACACCGCATATAAGGTATAATCTCTGGATCTGTTGTACGCAATCGTGAAGCCAAGTAATTCCAAGAAAACTCTGTAGCTTGGTGCGTAATCTCATCAAACCCAATCCAACTATACGCTTGTCCTTGGTAGCGATAAACATCTGCATCTCTTTCCAAGAATCCAAATTCTATTTTAGCTCCTGACGGAAAGTTCCAGAGCTTTTCTACTTCTTTGTACTTACAACCGGGAAAGGCTTTCGGGTAGAGTTCACGAGATTTGTCTATGAGTTCGCGTAACTCTGGCATAGAACGCCGCAGGATTAAAGCCCTATGCGCGGCCCGATGAGCAAAGCGAAGAGGATCAACCAACATCGCATAGCTCTTGCCTCCACCAGCCGCACCACCATACAAAACATCAGTCTCAGAAGCGGCAAGAAAGTCAGTTTGTGGGCCGTCGTTGGGCCTAAAGATGACATTCTCTTCTGCGACAGTCCTTAACGCCTTGGGCAAATTAGCCGTTTCTGTTGTTATTTTACCCTCGGCTTTTGCCTCAGTTCCTTCTAATTTTTTTAAGGTACTCTTAGAAGTGTCAAGCGACCTTTTGTAGTTTTCTAGTTTGGTGCGTACCTGCGCTAATCGTTTTTCTTTCTTTCGTACAGTTTTTCTTGCTTCAATTTTGGCCTTGGTTTGGGAGTGGTAGTTGTAGCCTCGACCTGACGAACCTTTGGGTCTGCCAGTTTTTTTACGAGGTGTTCCATCCTTTTTGAGTATAAAATCCCCGTTGTCGTTTCGCATATACGCATCGGGGTTAGTCTCCCAATCATTCATAGCGATCTGCAATCTTTTTTAGGCCAGTATGAGAAATACTTCTACCCGTATCGTATTCAATCCACATTGCTCCTTCGCGTAAAGATAAAACTTTATTTTTTACTAGCGGAACAATTTTATTGAGGGCTTTTAATTCGACCTCAATTTCTTCTAAGTGTTCTCCATCTTCCATTAGCTTATAGCCAAATGGAATAGTACTGCTACTGCGCCTCTTCATAAGAGCCTTCAATAATTACTTCTTGTTTGGCTGGTAAAATGAAAAGACCATTTGAACCTTGTACATTTACATCTAGTTTGTCTGTCTTAGCTAGTCCTACGCGGTCTAGGAGCGTCTGAGCGGCTTGTAGACGGACGTTAGCTTGGGGTATGGGCTGTTCACTGTCCATGACCTCAACGAGCTTTAGAGCGGCTTTAGGGGCGCTTTGAGCTAATATACTCTCGGCTAGTTCAATTATTTCTGTTTTAAGTGCTTTAACTACGGATGTATATGAGCCTTCAGCATACCCCGCAAGCTCTGCTGCTTTTTTTGCGTCACCGTTACAAGACATAAGGTTGTCAAGAAACGATTGTTGTTTTATAGTTAATTCTTTATTCATAACTATATATTATATACCTGATATTAGAAACTGTCAAGTAGTATATACATTGTTTTTTGGTAATAGTTGGCAAAAGTCTTGACAAAATTCATTTTCATGTATATAATAGACTATGTAGCCCACCGGGTACATATAGATTTAGCTACCCGTTTTAAAGACTTTGGAGTTGGGCGACAAACTGGTTGACACTCAAAGTCTTTGGAAATGTATGACATTGAGTATATATACACCCACCCCCCCATGGACACCTGCCCACGCCTTACGCACTTGAAAACTCTCCAGAGTTTTTAATAGTTATTGCCCCATCTCCAGAACCCTCCAAAGAATTTTAAAAAATCTCTAAAGATTTTTTAACCCCCCGCCAGAGATTTTCTAGTTTCCTAAACTAGAAGACCTCCAAAGAGTTTAAAAATTTTTAGAAATCTAAAAAGATTTCTATAGATTTCAAAACTTTAATAAAAAATACCTACGGTATTATTTAACTCTCCGAAGAATCTCAAGCAAGCACCCGTGATCGCGTCACACACTCTTTCACAACCGCATAATGCGCAGGGAAAGACGTTGACAATTTTCAGCGCCTCGCTTAACTTGGAATGGCCTTGGCGATGACCGCCTTGGCTCAAACCAACTTACGGGGCAAAGCCCTGACGGAGATACATATGAGCAACCAAGCTATCGAAATCACAGATCCTGCCGCAAATGCCAATGGCAAGCAAATCTACATGGTAGGGCGTCACTTTGCCGAACTAAAGGGCGAGACTCCAAAGGAAGTCTACGGACTTTCAAAGGTCTACCCCGCTGTAATGTTACGTTGGAATGCAGAGCATTCAGACACTCCAATCACCATGGGTGATATCGACACTTGGAAGAAAGGAACTAAAGTTCCCGCCAAGTTCACCAAGATGATTCAGGTGAAAAAGCCGAAGGCTAAAGCGACACCCGCTAAAACTAAGGCTTCTCCAAAGCCATCGGAGATGTCAGCCGGTGACTTCAAAGATCACTTTGAAAAGATTACTGGTCGAGTGTTTAGGCTTGAGAAAGCCTCAGAAGATCACAGCAAGCGACTAGCTACGCTAGATGCCAAGCTCGATGTAATCATGGCGTACATCACAGAAGAGCCTGACAGCGAGTAAATATTATATCGCCCCGTTTCGGCGGGGCTTTCAATCCCTCTCTCACACAGGATAAATATTATGAGCAGTCGTTACGAAACAATCGAGTGGAAAGAATTAGAGCGCATCCAAAATAGCCCACGTTATCAGAATGTAGATATATTAACTATCACAGGCTTTATGGATGATGAGCAATTCAAAGCTCATGTCGAGCGATATAGAAAATATGCGGAGGAAGATCAGTGAATAGTATTACTGTCAAGATTAAAAATAACTACGGGGTAGAGCATATCTATCCCGTTTGTCCCAAAGCTCACGACTTTGCAGAGATTGCAGGCACTAAAACTTTGACGCCTTATGTAATAATTTTAATTAAGTCGCTGGGCTTTAAAGTTATCGTTCAACCTACCGAGCTAAGGGAGCTATAAAGATGACACACGCTGAAGCCAAATATAAAGAATCTCGCCTGATGATCCTTGCAGGCTGTTATATCTTTACTGTCGTTGCTGTTGTGCTTATTGCTATTTAATTTATACAATCCAGAGTCTTTAAAGCCCTTGAAGAATGAAAGGGCTTTAAAGATCTCTGAACTGAGGAAAGCGTATGAGTGGTGATGAAATGTCCAGACAAGACGTTATAGATTTTATTGTTGAACGTCTTGACATAGCGTTGAGAAACATCGACCAAGTTGTTGATAATTTAATGGATGATGGCGATCAGCATCTATTGTTTGTAGCAATGGATAAATTAATTGAACTTAAAAATTGTTGTAATGATGATGAGGAATAATATTATGTTATTAACCATTAGTGCTAAGTGCCACGCTTGTCCTACGATTAATTCTATTGAGGTTTTTTCTGACGATTACCGCAATTATTTCCATAATAATCAGTTGGTTCAGAATGTTTGGCCTGACTTAACACCTAGCCAACGTGAAGTTATTATGGGGCATTCAAATAATTTTTATCTTTGTGACACTTGTTGGGGAGATGAAGAATGAGTTGGGATATGGAAATAAATACTCGCCTTGGAGGAATCCAAAGGCTTTATAAATTTTCTAACGGCTTGTTTGCATCGGCTGTTCAAAACCCTATCAGCTACGGCAATAGGGAACACATGGGTGAGCGAGGACGGTGGGAGCTTGCTGTATTAGATTCCAAAGGTAACTTTAAAACTAAAGAAGTTTTTCCTGATGCTGATGACGATGTTATCGGCTGGTTGAATTTCAATAGGGTTTATGAGTTGGTTCACGTTATAGACGATCACAAGGAAATAGTATTATGAAAACTTATATCCACGTTAATCAGCACAAGATTCGTGCTAATAAAAAATATGGTACGGATGAGCCTGTTATTACTATAAAGCGAGGCAGATCAAATACTTATTGTCACGAAGTCAGCATCAATGGGCCTTCAGTTTTACGGTACAGTGGCAACGGTAAACCTATATTATCTTGTGGTGCGAGAGTTGTAATCGAAACTGAATCAGATGTGGAGATAGTTAAATGATTAAATTTAGAAAGTCTAATTGTCGTGGTTTCTGGGGTCAGTATCCTACTGGCTGGTTTCAAGAGTGTGGCAAATGTAAAAATAAAGTATCTGAAAAACATTTATTGTTTGATGCCGAAGCCGACGATAATATTTGTATGAGTTGTCGAGGGCTTCCTTGGAATACCAACCGTGACGAAGTATATCAGAGTCTTTATGTTGAAAATACTTCAGGACTTTAAAGCCCTTGAACAAGGTGAAAGGGCTTTAAAGATCCTTTCGTAAAAGCGGCGGGGCTGTCCTGTCGCATCATCACTTGGAGATATATTATGTATGAAGATACAAAAGCACCTTCCCCCGAATATTACACTATAAATTCTGGAGAAGCGCCACAGCCATTTAATTTTAGGGGTAGAGGATCAACTTGGAGAGATAAATTTGAAAGTATGAAACCCGGACAATGGTTTATTGTTTCTAAAAAAGACGCCCAGAAAACTCAAGCCGCCGCCGCAGACCACCTCAAAGGCCGATATTCTTTTTATAAAATAAATGATAAGCGTGATTTTTGTTTATTAAAAATTCGATGAGGAGGCTGTGAAGAATGTCGCATACTGATTTTATATTTAGTGCTTGTCTTTCTGACGATTATCCTATAGTAATAAAACTGCCAACCACATTGGAGGAAATGGACGATTGGCAAAAGGGTAGACTTAGTGCTGGTGAGGCTATGCCGCGAATGTCTAGCAAAGAATTGGATTTAATTATGGGGCGGCTCTCGCCGCTTGACTTCAACGCTGAGAGGTAAGTATGTATTCTATTCATGCAAAAGCGATCCAAGATTACGCAAAAGAATCTAGTGATAATCTAGTTAATGTAATTACTATGGTGGTCTTGAGCATTCAGCAACCTTGGGTGTCTGTCGGAAATCAAATGGCAG